ACTTTTCTTACATCTGCTATATAATTAGGTTTTAAACCCTCTTTTTTAAATGCTGCAAAAAGTTTTTTAGCTGCACTTTTTTCTTCTAAACCTCCAGCTGCTAATTCGTTAATAGTTTCTACTTCATCAACGATTTCTTCTTTTTGATATTGTTTACCACACATTTTCTCGTACATTTTCTCCATCTTAGCTTTTTGTTTTTCAAGAAGTTTTACTTCTTTTTGCATTGCCTTGATTTTAGTTTTATCTACAAGTTCTGATAGGTTTTCGTCTTCTGAAATCATTGAGATTCTGTTGTTTTTCTTTTCGATAGCTTCGCCTACCATGTCGATTTTTGCTTCTAAAGCAACAATAGCACCTTGTTTATCGATTTCTGCTAGTTTAGATTCTAAAGATTCTTTTTTCATTTTCTTTTTTTCTATTTTTTCACCTTTTTTTACTCCTGCTCCGTATGCTTCTTCTTCACCTTTATCTTTTGCTGTTACGTCTTTAGAGCCTTTATCGTCACGTTGGAATTCATCGTATGATTCTTCTAATCCTTGCTCTTCTTTTCTTTTTCTATCTCTAACCATTTTTGCTGTACTTAAACTCCTTCCCCACAATGAATATTCAGGATCATCTATATAAGCCTGTATTTCATCAGCACTAAGTTCATTCCATTTTGGATGTTCTGACATTCTGTTGTCTCCTTTAATAAAGGCAGGAGTACCATATATATTTTCTTCTAAACCTTGCTCTCGTCTTTTCTTTAAGGCAAATGCTCTAGCTTTTTCTTTAGCATCTTTACCACTAAACTCTTTTACTTTAACATTACCTTCCCATACTTCGTAATCGGCAAATCCTTCTCCTTTTTTAACTATATATTTGTCGTTTGGATTGCCTGTGTGGTCTTTCTTTAACTAAGGATTCTTTAACTAGTTTTTTTAGTTTATCTGAATATCCAGATGCTTTATACTTACCAGATACTTCTTCTACTTCTGTTTCTTGATATCCTAAACCTTCAACACCAAAAGCAGCGTTTTTCATATAGTATTGTCTGTCTTTTTCAAGATTTTTTAATACCATTTTCTTTATTTCTTCTATATCTTTATCAGGATTTTGTTTTGCTTCAAAATAAACACCATCCATTATTGCTTGACCACTTTGGTTGTCTAGGTTTTTCTGGTCTTTATAGTCGAAGTTATGGTCTTGGGTTTCTTCTACAGATTTATCTACTTTTTTGGCTTCTACCTTGATGTTTTCTTCTTTAGCTTCTTTTTTAACTTCTGAAATAAAGTTTGCAAACTTGTTTTCCCACTCTGCTTTTGGAGATGCCTCTATAGTATTGATAGGTTGTAAATCAACATAGTTTTCTGTAATAACTCCTCTTTGTTTTAAGATAGCTGATGCTTCATCAAATCCCATTGGATTTGTAAGCATATTAGAAAATTGTTTTTTTGCTTCAGTAAGGAATATATGTTTAGATCCTTTACCTTCTTTTATTTTATTGTATTGTTCTTGTAGAGTCATTATTCTCCTGTTTTTAGTAGTGTTTCTATATCGTTAAAATAATCGCCAATTAAATCTGTACCTATAACTACAGCATAAGATTTTGGGTTTTCTCTGTAGTATTTTATTGTCTCGATTTTACCTTGACGTAATAGTTTTTTTATATCTTCTAAACGAGCCTCAAGGATATCAAAAGCTTCAATACGTTCTTGTTGAAACTTTTCAGTACCACTTACTTCCTCATTTATCTTATATTTATACATATTAAAATAGTTTTTTAACTTCAAGCCCAGATCCTTTTTGAACATAAGTTCCTTGTTTGTCTTTAGGGACTAGTTTATACTTAAACTTTTTTACGTAATAGTTATCTTTAACCCCTTCAGGTCCTGCTTTTGGTCCTGGACCTAGAGATGCTCCTATACCTTCATCTATTTTTTTATAGTTTTTAGGGAGTTTAAATGCGTATTTGGTTAAATATGCACCTGCTCCTCCTGAAGTAGATAATTCGTCTAGTTTGCTTTTAATACGTTTATAATCTTCTGGGTAATTTTTACGTAAGTGGGTTCTAATATTATTAAATAGAGATTTAGCTTTAGATAGTATTTCTTCAAATTTAGAATCATCTTTTACTTTAGCTCTAACCCCTTTAGAAGTATCTACAAGTTCTTTAGCAGCATCAAAAAGTTTCTCCAAATTGGGAATATATTCTATATCCCAAGTTACAGATCCAGTATTAGGATCGATGTTAGAAACAGTAGATCGGGTTCCATCACCATAATCTACATCTCCAACTTCAAAATCAGGATTTTCTTTTATTCTATACTTGTACTTTCCCATTTGAGGATTTAATCTCTTTTACTAGTTCATAATATTGTAAAAGATCAACCATATGATCATTATTTACATTACATGTTTTATCTAACTCAACTAAAAACTTACTTACTTCTTCGATTTTGATTTTAGTTGCTTTATCTTTTATATTTTTAGATTCTTTTAATAGGGATTGTTTCAATTCTCCTATTTTTTGATTGTAAAAGTTTCTTAGGTTTGGAGTAGAATCTACAGAGTTAATAAATTCTTTAAGTACTTGTTTTTGTTCAGTAGATAAATCTTGATATTTATCGTTAAATTTTTCTAGAAGTACTTTATAGGTAAGTATTCTTAAATCTTTATCATAGGTTTGAAATTCTTTAAGTACATCTTCTTTTACTTCTTTTTCTTCAATAGTTTGTTTAGTTAAATGTTCTAAAAGTGTTACTTTACAATCAACTATTTGGTTTGGGTCTACTACATCTTTAGTATTATATCCTTCTATTAAAGTGTAAAGTGAAGCTAACTCCTTATAGTTACCAACTTTAGCTTTAAAGAAAGAATCTAAATCATAGTGTTCTTTAATCTCTGATATAAGATTGTATTTAAGTCTTTTTAAAGAACTTCTATTGTATTTTTGGGAAGATTCCTAAAATAGTAGTTAAAGTTATATTAGCTTTTCCTTCGCTTAAAACCTGGGATTTTAAAACTGACTCATACAACTTATATTCACGACCTAGTTCTGTTTTTACAAAATACTTTTTAAGTATATCTATAGCCGGAGAATCACCACCTTTTAGGGTATCAGCTGTGATTTGGCGTACTAGTAGCTCAAAAAGAAGGCCTGTGTTCTTGTACTTGCTGTGTTTAATCTTCATTTAAAAAAATATATTTATTTATAAATATGTAAAAAATATTACTCCTTCAGTTGATTTTCATCTAAAAGAGTAGTATCGTCCTTATCTTGCTCAAATATTAGTTCCTTCTTGTTTAGTTTCTTAAGAGAATCTAGGTTTTTTAAATATTGTAGTTGGGTAGATTCCATAGTTAATGGTCCACCTTTAAAGTTAGGTCTAATAGAATTTGAATCATTTTTATCTGTATCTTTCATACGTTTTACACCTAAAGCATCTTTTCCAAAGTTGGAATCTTGTTTTCCACGTTTGGTTATTGAATCTTTAGGTCTACCTAAATCTTGGTCAGTATTATAACCATCAGGAACATTAGCTGGGTCTGATACTGTTCTTCCTTTACCGTATAAAGAAGCTAAATCATGTGGTGTACCATAGGATTTACCTGTTTCTACTGGATCGTTACCTTCATTTTCTATTTGTGCTATTCTGAACTTACGTTTAGCGTCTTCACGTATCATATCTCTGTATTCATCATATTGGTCTTCAGATAGATGGAAGATATTATCGTAGATCCAGTCTGTAGGTAGTAGATTTTGGTCTAGTAATTGTCCTGCTAATTCCGCTTTGGATTTCATTAACTCTATCTTTTCTTGTTCAAATATGATGGATGGGGTTTGCATTGAGATCTCAAAGTTAGTTAATTGCTCGTCTCTATACCCTTGTGTATATAAATGTACTAAAGCTATTTTAGTTAACTCTGAGGTCATGATACGTTGTAGACGCTCAATAGTACGAGCAAATCGTATATCTTCAGCAGCTAATGTTGCTTTACCCTCTAGATCAGCTTCGTACCCTAGGAAGGCTTTAGGTACCTTTAAGGCGGCAAATAGTTTTTCTCTCAAATATTCTACATCTGTAATACCATCATAATCTAAACCTTTAGTAGTTTCAATTTTTGTTGTGGTATCATTGCCCCTAACAGGAATATAAAAATCCTCCATTAGGTTTTGCATGTTGTATTTTAAATTATACTCCCCGGTTTGTTGATCCATATATGGAGTACGTTTCATTGTAGAGATAGTTTTTTGCATAAATGCCTCTATCTCATTTGGAGGTATACTCCCAACATTCATATAAAATATACGTTTTTCTGGGGCACGGGATATTCTATGTATTAACATAGCATCCTCCATTAATGTGTACTGTTTGAATAATTTACGAGCAGGTTCTATATAAGATCTACCATAGGGTAAATAGTTAGTATCAGCTATTAACCTAAAGTGGGCCATTTCATAGTTGTCAAAATATATGGCATTAGTATTATCTTGTTGGTTTGGTACATTATAATACCCGGTATTAGTCATAGCTAAACCACTTGGGTGGTATCTAAATCTTACATCAGATGGGTTGTCTCTATTGAATCCCTCTTGTCTTTCAATATGATATGCTGTATAGGGGATTACATTATAAACACCAAACTTTTCTGCTATATCTAATTTTAGGAAAAAGTCTCCATATTTACACATTTGTCTAGTCCAAGACCATAAATTGAATTCTATATTTAATACATCATAAAATAGATTATATAGTATTTTCTGGATGTTTTCGTTTGAAGATCTGATGGATAATACCTCACCCATATCATTTTTTAATGTAGCTTCATCCGCTATAATATCTAAAGCTGATGCTATAATAGCATCTTGATCCATCACATCATACTCTGAATATAATTGAGGACGTAAGTATTGATAGTTAAAATTAAATTGAGCTCCATACAATGAAGTAGGGTTATTAGTGTATAATCGGTTGTATCTATCTATTAAGGAGTTAGTTTGATATTCTCCACTAGATTGGATATGACTAGAGTCTACCACTTTAACCTGATTACCACCCGTATTTCGAATAATTACATCAGTTGAAAATAATCGTTGTAATCTTGTAAATAATCCTTTATCTGCCATTGTTTATTGTTATTATTATAAATATTGTTAAAGTAGCCATCTTATATCTTCCTTATTACCACCCATATCTACATTATATGGGTTATCAGCACCTTTAGAGAAATATGCTCCCTGGTATGTTGTTCTATTAACTGATATGTTATTTAAGGCATTTCTAGTTATATCTAGGCCTTGTTGTTTAAATTTTAAGGCTGTATCTCTAATATACATTGCTATACCAAAAGCCATTACCAAATCATCATTATATCCAGGTTGAGCTTCAGGTCTACCATTTTTCCATATAAAGACCTTCATTTCTTCTATTAAACGTTGAGATTGAAGAGTTACACCTTTATCTGAAATATATTCTTGGAATTTACCTACCACTAATGGTCGGGTTCTTGAAGACATTGTAAATCCAGGAGTCATTTTTGATGTATCCATGTATCTATCAAAGTATGAATCTACATTGGATGTTTCTGATTTTGGAGAGTAATATAGGTTTGGATATGCTCTATCTATTGCTACTTGTATTGTTGACCATCCTATATTTGCATTCTCTATTACTAGTAAGGCTTCATTATATTCAGTAGCTATACCTACGAGTAAATGACCGTACTCTTGTGTTCCGATTTGCCCCTTATATTCTGCTACTTGAACGTTGTTTTCAACGTCTATAACATGAAATGCTGAATAATCTTTACCATCACCACGAGCAACATCTGCTACTACTATATAGTTTCTAGTATAGTCTGGTGATTCCCATACCCATAGGTTTTGGTCAGCACCACGTCTTTCTAGGGGTTGTTTAATGAATGATTTTTCATAGTATTCTATATATTCTGGATAGAATACAGTATCACCGGAAGTAGAGAAATCGCAATCACATTCTTGAGCAGCTAATCTAGGATCACCTAAAAGTTCATCTTGCCTATTTCTCCATGATTGATCTCGTTCGGGATGTACATCCCAAGGTAATCTAATAGGTAAAAAATCATTTTCGCCTGCTTCAGCTCTAACCCACATTTGATGGAACCAGTTACCCGTACCATAAGGTGTAGATAACACAATAGCACCACCACCAGTTGCTAAGGTTTGTTGTGCAGAGGCCCATGTCTCAGCTACGTTATCAATAAATGCTGCTTCATCTATTATTAGTAAAGATACTGCTTCTGAACGTGCGGCATCGGGATTGGAGGATTTGGCTTCGGCTTTGGAGCCATTCTTTAACCGTAAAGACAGTTTGTTATTTTCAACAGAGTCAACTTTTAACCATGAAGGTAGGTTATCATACATAAACCTTATCTTATCAATAAGGTTTTTAGCTGTTTTCTGAGTAGTGGCTAAGGCTAGTATATTTTTATTTTCATAAAATACCATTAACCATAAAGCATAACCAGCTACTAAAGTAGATATACCTAACTGTCTAGATTTTAATATTATATTATAGTCATTATCATGAAATAAATTCATGACTCTACTTTGAAAGAGGTACAAATTAAATAATATTCTACCACGTTGTGGATGTTGGATATAGCAATATTTTTTCATAAAATGTACTGGGTCATTAGCACATTTCAAATATTCTTGTCTTATTATTTGTTTTATATCTGACATATTATTGTAATAGTAAGAAGGTTCCTATTACGGCTAGTATTCCTCCACCTATAGTAAGTTTGTTTTTAAATTTTTGTTTTTTTAAATCTGTTTCTAATTTTTTACTTAATTTGCGTGATAATATAAGTTGTTCTCGTTGTATGTCCAAGGAATTCTTAAAAATATCTTCTTTAATTTGGTAAGTAAAGATAATACTATCTTTTAGAATTATTTTTTGGTTTAAAAGAGATATTTTATTATTCAAAATAATTATTTCTTCTTTAGCACCATCTCCCATTATTAAATCCTTAATTACTAATCTAGCGATTGGTACTTTGAGAGGTACTATTGAGTCTTTTTTCGTATCGTTTTGTGAAAAACTGCTCCAACTCACTAAAAGTAAAATTATCAACAGAATCGATTTGAGTTTGAATTTCATCTTTTAATTTAGTTATTTGGATATCTTTTAGAACTATTTGTTGATCTAATTTAGATATTTGTTGGTTTAAAGTATCAATTTTGAAAGTCAATTCATTATTTATAGAATGTAATGAATCGACTTTCTGTTCTAATGCGTTTATTTTATCGTTGTACTTTTTTACATAATCTTCTTTTTCTTGAAAAAGAAAATATAGTAAAATAAATACTCCTATTATAACTAATAGGTTAAAATTACGTTTTAACCACATTTTATTATTTGTTTTCCAAAGCTTCTAGTTCTTTTTTAAGAGTTTGTTTTTGGTTTATTTTATCCATTAACTTTTCTCTATCAGCACCTTCTGCTTTTTTATATTTACGAGTTAAAGATTTTATCTCACGATTAACTAGTTTTAGTTCTTGAGATGTTTTACTCGTTATTTTTTTTTTGTTTCATTTATATCCCCTTTGTATCGTAAATTTTCGGCACTATCTATAATAGCTTGAATAAATCCTTTTTTATAGGACTGCATATCGGGTCTATTTTTTAGTAAATTAATATCAAAATGCATATCAAAAGCATTTTCTCCAGCTTCGTATCCCATTTCTTCTAAATCAGCTAAACCAATATTTTCTTCAGTTAAACCTGCTTGTTTTTTTAAGTCTGCAGTTTTTTCTAGTTCTTTATTTAGCTCTTTTTGATTAGTTACTTCTTCAGATGATGCTTCTTTAACTTGTTTTAAAGCAGTTTCGATTTTTTTCTTTTCTACAGCCCAAGCAGCATCATATTTTTCTTTATCTTCTATTTTGTTGTTTGAAGAAAGAATACCTTTGTCTTGCATGTCTTTGATAAAGGCTTTTACCATCTTTCTTTTTTCTTGAGCTTTTAAATCTTTTTTAGCTCTTTTAGATATACCTGTACTACCAATAGCTTGTTTAATATCTTTAGCTGATGGTTCATCTCCTTTAACTGTAGTTACACTACGAGATAATTTTGAGGATACTCTTTTAGATTCTTTATCTTTTTCTTCTTTAGATTTTGAGGGGCGGCCTCTTTTACCTGTTAAGGATTTAGGTTTATTAGGATCAGCTTTAGGTCCTTTTTTAGACTTAACCGGTTCTATGAATTGTTCTAAATCTTTTTCTAATACTTTACGTGATTTAGGATTATTAAATGTAGCTGTATCTTTACCTAATTCTTTAGCTAATTTAATATAATCAATTTCTCCTTTTTTCTCTAAAGTATCTAAAGTATTATATAGGGTTGTACCTTCTCTATATTTTTCTTTTTCTTTAGATATTGCTTTTTTAGCTTCTTCTTTATCTCCTTTTATTTTATAAAAGGTAGCCATTTCTTGAAGAGCCATCTCGTTTAGTATTTCTTCTTTAATAAAAGCTTTTAAGTCAGATTTTTTCATGTTTATGTAGTATAAAAATATATTTTGTTATAAATATATTAAGATTGAATAAAATGTAAAATTTGAGATATTCGTTCTTCAGTACTACCTGAGATGGTATAAATGTTTTTAATTTTATGTGAGTATCTTTTAGAGAGATGTATAATTGAAAAATCTATAATATTTCTATAATGCTCATTTGTTTCTCTTACTCCATTATTCTCTATAGGAATACCTTCAGGAGAAATATAAAATATATAATCATATTCTGATATAAACTCTGAAGCATAATCTTCAAACTTTTCTTTATCTAAAGCATTGATGGATGAAGCAGAGTTTGTAAATGCCATTACATCTAAAATGGTTCTATCTGTTATAATGTTTTCTTGCATTAATTCAGCACATCTTTCTGCTAAAAATATAGTTTGACCTTTTAATGTAGAATCAGTATTTAGGGGAATACCTAAACTATTTAAATATTTAGAACGTTCTGTTCTAAAAGTGTAGTCTTTAAATTGTTCTACTTGCTTTAAAGCATTTACTAATGTAGTTTTACCTACACTCATTGTACCACATAA